TACATAACCATATCTTGTCATGAACGAAACTACTGGTTCAAATGTTGCTGGATCAAGAACCACACCGCTTGACATTAATGGAATGTATGGGCAGTAGAACGCTGCTGCGTCTGATTCTGATGAACCTTTGTAACCAATGATTACATCGTCTGATGTAGCATAACCGTTTACATACACTTTCATCGCACTGTTTAAAGTTCCTACAAACTTAGTGTTTGTTGGTGCTTCAAAAGTACCTTCAGTTGTTCTTGCGAACGCAGAAGTTGTTGCAGATTGTAACAGAGTTAATACTGTTGGTGAAACAACAGCCCAGTTACCTGCACCACGACGTGTACGCTGTGCAATCAAGTTAGCAACACGGTTGATTTGAACTGCTAATGCAGCATGTTCATCACCAACGAATGTAGCAGTACCTGACACTGCGCCTTGGTCGTATGTTAAAGCGGCTGTACCAGCCAATGTGCTTAAAGAACCAATTACTTCTTGATCGATCTCAGCAGTAATCTCTTGTGCAAGAGCTGCCATGATCTCAGCCTCGATGTCAATGCCCTGTTGAGCTTGTGCATCTTGAGCTGCTTCAAAAGTCCAACGAGCTGACAATTTACGTGTCTTCGCTTCGACTGTTTGTTTCAAGATTTGAATTGATAATCTGTTTCCAGCAGTACCTTCAAGTGCAGCAGTTGAACCAGGCTTAGTACCAGTAGCGGTATCATTTCCTGAATAACCTTCTGCGATCTTGAATGGTGATAATGCTTCTTCACCTGCTGTTACTGTAGTACCAGCACCTGGTGCAAAAGCGTCAGCATAACGCACACGCAATGTGTGAATTTGGCCAACTGGTCCAGTCATTGGTTGAACACCAACAAGTTCGTTTGCGATAACTGTTGGCATTACACGTCTGATTACTGGAAGAATGACGCGGTTTAGTGTTGCGACGTTGCCGGCAGAAGTGGCGCCTGCTGTAGCACTCTCTGACAAATACTTACGGGTATTTTCCAGAGTCGTTGCCATAACAGTACGCTTGTTACCTTGAAGACCTTCTAAAAGGGCGTCTTTGGTTTCTGACCAGCGTGACTCTAATAGTTGTGACATTTGTTGTTCTCCTTAAACTTTTAGTCCCGCAAGCCTGCGGATGTCAAATATCTCAGCGGTTTTTTGCTCCGAACCACCGATTTGTGCTGCCTGTTTATCGCCTGTTATTTCTTTGCCTTCAGTCAACGCTACCTTGTCCTTCTTAGGCACATTTCCTTCCATCACGGCTGGAATGTATTTGTCAAAGGCTGCGTGTAATTTATTTGTTTGAACTGATTCTAAGAGTTCGCCCATTACTTCTTGCTTTTCTTTAGAAAGAGGTGACATTAATTCTGCCATCACTTCTTTTCTTTCGGAAAGGTCTTTCATGCGCTTGATCTCAGCATCTTTGCTCTCAACTAGTTTCTTAACTTCTTCCGCTTGCGCTTCTGCTTCAGCAACTGCTGCTTCTTTCTGTTTTACAACTTTAAGAAGTTTTGCTGTTTCTGATTTTTCATTAAGATGGCTAGTTGCATATTCACTTGCGAAACTTTCAAAGATTCTGCGTCCAAAGTCATTGCGACGAGCGTCTTCGATGTCTTCTTTTAACTGACTCATTTCAGATTTAATACCTTTCGATACTGTTTCTGAAACAATCTGCGATGCTTTAGCAATGAAGTCTTTTTTCACTGCTTCAAATTTAGCCTTGCTATCTCTAACAAGTTTAACTTTGGTTTCTGCAAGATCTTTTTTGTCAGAGTGGAATTCTGCGATTTCTTTCGCTAATGCATCCACAATAAAAGATTCAAGTTTTGCAACATTATTTGCTACGTTTTTACGATCTTCACGAAGCTCACCAAGTTCCTTTTTGAGGTTGTTAAGAACGAAAGATTCCATTGCTTTGGAATCGTTTTTCATTTTCTTAGCATACTTGGCTCTTGCCTCGATAAGTCCTTGGCGGTCTTCAGCAAATTCAGATAGCTCAGCAGTGATTCTGTCTGAAAGCATCTTTTCTACTGCTTCAACCATCGCGGTCTTATCGTGCTCATACTTCTGTGCAAATTCTTCACGTAATTGTGTAGAAATAGTGTCACGGTTTTCTTGAACGGCAGTTTCCCAAGCGGATTCAATCTCCGACTTAGTTTCTTCGGAAATCACGTTATTTTCAAATAACTGTTTTACGAAATCTAACATTTGTGATTCTCCTACGATTGTTTAAGACCTTGAATGATTTTCTTCAAGCTCTCTGCTATATAACGTTGTGCCTGTGAGTCGCCTTTAACTTCTTGTGCTACCTTAAATGCCTGATAACCACCGTTACTGTTCATAAGGTGTTCATAAACTGGTGTTGGATAGGCGCCTGGAGCACTTGGTTGTGCAACCACATCCACAGTAATAATCTCAAATCCATTGACATTACCACTTGGATCTACTTCGCCTGATCCGCGGCTTGAAACGCCTAGTTTTACTCCCGACTCCAACATGGTCGTAACTAATTGACCCATTGGAGTTGGAAGCATCTTAAGTTTTCCGTAGCCGTTTGGACCGTCCATCCACATCTTTGTGATCATGTGGCTAACACGGTCGAGGTTAATACGTAAATCTTGAGGATGATCAACTTCACCAAGCACTGAATATCCCCCAGAAATCTGTTCGTTGAGCGTCTTGACAGCCCTATCAATTTCCTTAGAAGAATAAATGCGCTGGTTAGCATTACGAATGTCACCCTGAATACAGATGCCACTCAAGTGTAATGTTTTACCTTCGCCTTCATCACGCTCAAGGACGATTTTAGCCTGATCGAAACTCAGATGTTCTGCTAGTGTTGTTTTCAACCTGTTATCCTCTATTATCTACGACCACGGAAAATTGACTGCTTGTTATCGGCCTGTTCTTTAGCACCTGCTTTTTCAGCACCGTGCCCTTTTGTGCTATCCATCTTGGTAGCATTTTTAGAACCAGG